TACCACTTCCCATCGGCCCAGTACAGGAGGCCGCCGCATGTCACCTGGAGCATGCCCCGCACCACGTCAATGACGGGCCTACGGTCGGTGAGCACGAAGTCGGCTCGCCAGCGGGCGGCGGCGTCCACCGTCTCGTCACAGCGATCTGCGGCGGCGTTCCAGGAGGTTGAGTCGAGCAGCGCGGCATCGATCGCGGCGCCGTACTCCACGTTCGTCATCAGATCGCGGGCAATGAGGATGGGGTTCTCGCTCCAGGCTGTGATAGTGGTGCGAGAGTCGTAGACCTTCAGTCCTTTGACCGTTACCTCGACTTCGGGTTGCCCGCCGGAGAACTTTCCCATGGTCAGGTCGAGCCGGACGTAGAACAGCGCCCGGCCGGGATACGAACTCGCCCAGTTGGCATGCGGGACTTCGGTAATCTCGGTCTGCGCGAGGGTGCCGGTCTTGATTACTGTGGTACACCACGCGACCGCTGTCGGATAGACCTCCGTCCCGCTGATTTCCACCTTGACGACGGAGTCAATCTCTCCCTCGCCCAGCAGGTAGACCATATAGAGCGTGGCACCGGAAATCTCAGCGTGGAGCACCTGCGGCTGGTAGCGGTTGGTCCCGTAGCCGATCGGACAGATTCGGTTCTCGGCCGTGTCCGTGATGTTCATGCTGTAGTCGCGCTTGACGTACTTGCCGCGGCTGCCGCTGTACGACGGCACGGAGCCCTCGGTGTTGCGGGGACTGACCACCTCAGCCAGATGTCGGCGGGCGCGCATTACTGCTCCTCGCCCGAGAACTGAGCGGAGAGTTCGAGTCGCCTGAAGCCGACAAGTTGTGCAACCGCGTCCGCAAGCAACCTACCGAGTAACAGCCGCGTGCCTCGATAGGAGATGGTGACGGCCTTCCCGTTCGCGGGGGCCTTGCCTGTTCTGAACGTGATCTGCCCGCGCTTGTTGGCGTCGCTCGGGAATGTCATGTCGTAGTCCACGCCCGCCGTCTTCGTGGCGCCGTCAACCTTCACGACTTCGGTCCCGACCTCGACTTGCCTGCCGGGATAGAAGAAGAGCAGGTTGGAGCCGTTCCCGGTCCCTGCCGACACGTCGGTCCACCAACGCCACGGGTTGACGGTGTAGGCATAGATCGCGGTCTGCGGTCCCTTCTGCGTCCTGAAAAACGTCTGTAGGGTGTCGAGGTTGGCGCAGACGGCGGAATCCCACACGTAGGACACGACCCAGCGGGGAACAGTGCGGATGCCCCTCACCTGCACCGGCCCCGTCTCCGACGTCAGCACGAGGGCATCCCACCGTTCCTCTTCGTCGCTCCCGTAACTCGGGACGATCGTCGGGTCGAGAAGGTCAGTCACAGATCACCTCAGTAAGGCGTGGTTTTGGGCTGATTTGGGTCCGGGTTCTCGGGTGGGTTTATCAGAGGACCACCCCCCTGCGGCAGGCGAGTTCCACCCTTAAGATGCGGACGTGCGACCGCCGGGTCCCTCGGCGGCTGCGGATCGCCCCCCGAGACCGAAATCCCGAACCGTGCCGAACCGGGCACCCATTCGCTCAGGTAGTACGACAATCGCGTGTTGAGTGTGGGCATCGTGCGGAAACCCCCAAAGCGCGCGGTGTTCGCGTGGGCCGTGCAACCGGCGAAGGTGTGATCGCAGGTAGTCCCATCGGTGTCAGCGCAACGGGTACCGCCGTACCTGTAAGCGCACACCCTGGTGGTGCCGAGTCCGACCATCCCGGCGTCGCGCAACTCGGCGAGACTGGCCACGAGCTCCGCAGATTCCGCATCGGCCACGAATGCGGCCACGATCCCCGAGTAGAGAACGTCCTCGGTGAGTTGTGCGCCCCCGCTGTCATAGGTGACTTCGTACAGCTTGAGGGTCTTGCCGATCACGCCACCGAGCGCGCTGCCGTCCAGGTCCGGCGTGGTGATCTCGTTCGCGGTGTTGGCGACGCGTACGCTCACCGCCGGTTCGTCGTCATACATGGTCTCGCCCACCTGGAGGTAGGCCGGGGTGTAGGGGTTGCCGCCGATGGTGACGGTGGCCGGGGCATTCGTGATGCGAATCGGTGTGACGGTGCCGATCTCGACCGCGAAGCAGGCGCGATAGTTGTCACCGCTGACGGCGACCTGCACACCCGTCGGAAGTGTGCGCGGACTCACGCGGCTCTCCTCGCGCCCGGTTCGACACCGCCGCCACCGAGCGCGCCAAGCGCGTCCGCCGCTGCCAGGGCCGCATTCGTCAAGGCGTTGTGCGCGTCGGTCTCCTGGTCGAGGACGTCCTTGAGACGCTGGCGGATCACGGCCTCGTCACCAAGGCTGTTCTTGATTCCCTCTCTGAGTACCAACTCTCCCGTCAGGGCGTCGGTGATCGCGCCCAGGGCGGCGAGCAGGGTGTCGTTCTGGGCCTTCACTTCGGCCCGCCAGCCCTCCAATAGGGCATCGGCGGCGGCCTGCTGATCCTTCAGGAATTGCTCGACCCATTCCTGTGAACCCGGGCCCGCCTCTCCCCACGGCGCCATGCCGCCCGGAAGGTTGAGCTGCCAGAGCGCCTGCCCGTACTTGAGCATTTGCTGCGTGATCTGCTGCAGCATCTCCGGCGATCCGGCCGTCTTCATCTGCTCAGCCAGGCTGGCAAGTTGCCGCTGATAGAACGCGCCGAGACTTTCCGGGCCGCCGGTCTTCGCGCGCTGCTCCTCGAAGCCGAGGAACGTCTCCTTGAACGAGTCGCTGATCTGCTGCTGCGCCTGGTAGAGCTGCTGCAGGTACTGGAGGTTGGCCTTGTACTGATTCTCGGCCAGATCCGCGATCTGATTCGCCCGCGCCACCTGTTCCTCGCTGGTGAGCGAATCAAGACCCTTTGAAAGCCGTGCGATCTCCTCGAGGCTCTTGTCGGCGGCGGTCTTCCAGGCGTCATGCACGGAGGCGGTGAGTTCGGTCTCGAGTTCGTCGAGCGACTTCGCCAGGTCTTCGTGAAGATCCTGCAGGCGAAGGACGGCTCCTATGTACGCTTGGAGAGCGGCGAGCGCCTTGTCGAAGTCCCCGGTCATCAGCTTGCCGAGCTCGTACGTGGCTCTCCCACCGCTGACACCGAGCCCCGTCATGCCGGTCTGCAGCAGCGGCAGGTACGCCTGCGCGATGGCCCGGGGAAGCTCACCCCTGAGGATCGCCTGGAAGGTGGCGTTGAGGTCCGCGCTCTTGCCGACCCATTTGTCCAGGATGAGGGGGAGCTTGTCGAAGGACACGTTCATCTTGTCGAGGAGGTCCCTGAATGATCCGGTGATCTCCTCGTAGCGGGTCTGGAGCTGACGGCCCATCTCGCGCTCTTGAATCAGGCCCGTGCCGCCGCCCATCTCGACGAAGGGAGCACCGCCAACGCGCCGCCCCATGTCGATGTTGAACCCGTACTGCTTCGGACCGCCGGAGGAGAAGTAACCCAGCAATCCACCGACGACCGCACCAATGAGCGCGCCCACCCATCCGACGACAAGGCCCGTCTGCGCGCCCAGGGCAGCTCCCGCGCCCGCGCCAGCGATCGCGCTGCCAGCGGTGGCCAACATCCTGTTCTGCCTGGCCATGCCGTAGCTCGCAAGGCCACCACCGAACATGCCCGCCGCGCCTTCCCAGTTGAACGTGCCCTGTTCGCCTTCCTTGCCGGGGGTCCACAGTCCACCAGCCTGACCGACTTCGGACAGGTTCTTCCCCTCGAAGAGAGCAGTGAGCATGTTCCCCATCGACTGTGCGAACATCCCCGCGAAGCCCTGTGCGATCGCCTTCCACGCGTTGACCATCCCCTCGCCTTGGAAGATGGTCAGGAAACCTTCGCGGAAAGCATTTCCGAAGTTGAGGCTGAACTCCTTGCCCGCCTTGGTGGCTGCTCTGTCTCCGCCGAAGTAATCCGCCACGTCGGCAAAGCGGCCCGCCGTCGCGTTCGCGCGCGCAGCCTCCCACATGGCATCGGAGAACTCGTCTCCCGCCGCCGTCCCCATGACGAGGCCGATCTTCTTGCCCGCGTACTGCGCGAAGTCGGAGAACGCGCGATCGGTCTTGAGCCTGAAGTCGCCACCGGCCGCGAACCGGGCGGAGAACTCATCCGCGAGTGTCTCGGTCATCAGCGTGCCGACGGACTTCATGATCTCGAAGCTCGCCTCCGTGACCTTGTTCTCCCCTTCGAGAAACTTGTCCTGGGCTTTGATGGCATCCTTGATCGCCTCCTCGATGGCCTTCCACGCGGCCTCCGCATTGAGCGTGCCACCGGCGACAGCAGGTACATCGTGGGAGGAGACGAGGCCGGGCGCGATTCCGGCTGGCGCCGTTGTGCTGGCGATTCCACGCAGGATCAATTGGATCTGCTGGAGCTGTGCAAGCGCCGGTCCGAAGGGAGTTGCACCTAGGAGGGCTGAGACGAGCGAGATGGCGGCCGTGTTGGCGGAAGAGGCCCCAGGAAGATCCCGAATCTCTTTCAGCTTGGTCGCAACCATGCCGAGGACCGTGGCGAGGTCTTCGAGGGTCCCCTTCCCCTCCTTCGATGCTGCGAGAAACCCGCCCATTTCCTCTTTGATGTCGCTGAACGCAACCCTGACCTTGTTGAGTGAAGCAGTGAACGTACCACCGAGAGCCTCGGCCGCACCGCCAACCCGCTTCTGAATCTCGGCCAGGAGGATGTTCTGGGCCTCAAGCGTGCGACCCTGCTCCCACAGATCCTTGATGGTGTTCTTGACACTCTCGGAGAGCATCACCCCGGCACGGCGCAGGCGTAGCATGCCCTGTTCGGGATCTTCGAGTGCCATGCCAAGTGAACGGGCGGCTGAGCCGAGATCGGTCCCCATGACAGCAGCGAGATCCGCAGACGCCGCCAACGCCTGCGGAAAAATGTCGTGACCGATGTTCTTGAAGGTGAGGAGAACTGTTTCGGCACTCTGGACGGCTTCGTCGCTGATGCCCGTCAGCCTTTGCCAGCCAGCGGCCATCTGCAGGAGTTGCTCCGTGTTGTAGCCCGCTGCCCCCCCGGTTGCTCGCACGACAGCACCGAGTCTGACCGCTGAGACTTCGGCCTCCGCAAAGGCGCTGGTGATGTCCTTCATGCCCCTGACCACCGCTAGGAAGCCGGTCGTACCCGCTAGGGTGGCCATCGAGATGCCCAGCGCACCCATCGCGCCGGAAAGGCCCTGAACCTCTGGAGCCGTGGTAGTCGCCGAGCCCTTCACCTGGTCCATCTGTTCCTTGATCTGCTTGAACCCGGTGAGCACACCCTTGTCGTCGAGGACGGCCTCGAACAAGATGCGCTTGGTCGCGTCGGCCACGTTAGTTCACTTGCTCCTCAGCCTTGGCGGCGAGGTACAGGCTCACGGTCTGCTCCATCGGATCGTCCGGTTTCTTCACGCTCTCGGCGTGGTACGTCAGCACCTCAGCCTCGATGATCCTCAGTCCCTCATGGATCTCCCGGCGCCAGAGCCCGTACAGTTTCAAGACCTCGGCGAATGCCTGGTAGTCGAAACCGAGCACACCGCCCATGCCGCCGACTCGGAGTTGCGTGCTGCATCGCTGCCAGGCGTAAAGACATTCGAGCACCCAGTCGGTCAGGATCTCGGGCTGCGGAGCGTCGCGAAGGATCGCCGCCGCAGCCTCTTTCAGTTTCCCTCTTCGACTTCCCGGCGCCGCTTGTACAAGGCCTCGGCGGCGCGCATGATCGCGTAGAACATCTCCTGGTCATCGGCGAGGTGGTCGAGCATCCGAGGCTCGTACGGGATCTCCATGCCCTCGGCGGTGAGGAAACCCGACCAGCCATGCACAATCTCCGTGAGCACGGCCAGGCGGATCTCTTTCTTGCCGTAGGAGGGTTGACCGTCTCGACCCTGACACCGCGGGCACGTGAGCGCCCGCTTGTCCGTGGGGAACATGCCCAGGCCACCGCACCGGGGGCACATCTTGAACTGCTCGCGCCAGCGTTCCTTGTCCCCCGCCGATACGGGACTGAGCAGGAACTTCGGCTCGCCCTCGTACTCGGGGATCGGCGCCTCGAACGGCCCGGCGCTGTCCTCGAGTAGCAGGTTGGTGAATTGGATCTTGTCCATCGCCTCCTCCTTTTCTACCGCAACAAATCCAGCCCCCCAACTCGCGCTAGAACGCGAGCGTGGTGCCGTAGTACGTCGTGTTCCTGTCGTTCGTCGTGACCATCTTCATGGCCGTGGCGTCGGCGTTGACCCCGTAGTACGGCAGAATGGCGACGGTCGCCTGGAGCGCGGTCTTGCCGGGAACCCCCCACGCCGCCACCTTCTTCACCAGCACTTCGGGGTACTTGATCGACCAGTAGCGGGTTGCATCCGTGCCGAACTGCGTGATGATCTCGACCACGTGCGCGGCGTTGTCGCACAATGCACGCAGAGTGTCCGCAGAATCCCAGATGCCCGTGATCGTGGTCGGAATCATGAAGGCCCCCTCCGCGATCTGGGCGGCCGTCATCAGGCCATCGAGTACCCGGAGAAGTTCCTGGCTGCGGTTCGGGTTGGTGTCGAGGGACAGGACCACGCCTGACGTGACCGTGTCGATCTTGACGATCATGTCCTTCATCACGAGGCGCGTGCCGGGGAACGCGGTGGGCGCGGCATCGTAGGGCGTGCCCGACTCGGTTGCCTCGTCGCCCATGCCAACCGTGCTAACCGTCACCGTGAGGGCCTGAGCGAGTTTCGAGGCGGCCAGACGAAAGCCGGAGAGGCAAACGCCCTTGTACAACTTGTACTTTGTGTTCTGGGAGTCGCCACGCTCCAGCCATACCGACGGTTGCGCCGCGGCGGTGATCTTCGTGGTGTGAACGTACGGAGCCGAGGCCCCGGTGCTCGTGAGGTCCCCGGTCAGCATCTTCTGGAGGATGGGCATGAAGTCGAGATTGGCCATCAGGGTAATGTCGCCACCGGAGTCCTTGAACCCCTGCGACGGTGGCACGGGTGGGTTCGCGTCCGAATGAATCTCGGGCGACTCGGTCGGCGCCTGCTCGTAGGCGTCGAACGTGGTACCGCCGAACGGGATCACGACGCCCTTGGCGGTCGCGGCACCGGCACCGAACGTGTCCTCCTTGCCGATCACGATACGCTGGAATGCACCCACACGCGGGTTAGGAACTGGCATCTAACACCTCCACCTCGGTGCTGCCCTTCCCGGCCCGCTTGCCGGTGTTGCCTTCGGGCTGCACGGTCACGCCCTTGGCGGCCATTGCTGCCGCCACCTCTGGCGACAGGTCTACCGTCGTGGGCACCTTGGACACTTTGACGAACCCGAGACCAACCTGAAAGTCGTTGAAGTCCGGGCCGTCGGGTGGGAATGAAACGACGTACCGCATGATGACCTCCCTTAGCCGATGTGTGCGGTAGCCCAGACTTGGCGCATGAGTACGCCGCTGTTGAGCGTCCCGAGTGTGTTCCATGATGTTGGGTACAACCTGTCGCAGCCGGTGGCGGGCACTTGACCGCGGAGCGCGTCCCTGCAATCGATCAGCATGTCGCGCACCTTGGAGCGACCATCCTTCGGCGGGTTGGCCGCCGCGTAGAAGAGGAGCACCACCTCGATGTCCTCCGACTCGTTGTCCTCACTGTCGATCTCCAGGGACCGCGTGAGCTTGCCCTGGTTGACGATCACCGAGATGACTCGCGGGCTCTGAAGCGTCTCGACTTCGCGCACGCCCGCGGACGGCACGATTAGGATGTCCGCCTGCCCGATGTACGCCGTCTTGAGGGCGTCCACCACGAATGCCTCAACGTCGTCGTAGTAGCTCATTGCAGGTACCACTGCCCATGGAGTTCGTTTAGCTTCTCGATCGAGTCGGGCTCCAACCCCATGAACGAGCGCATCGGGACGTTGCCTTCCGGGAAACCGAACTGATGAGTCGGCGCGTACTCGTCTGCACTGCGCCGGTTGCGGCCTCCCGTGCTGGGGCGCACGAAACCACGGGCGTAACCGAGTCCCGCATCGTCGAAGCCCGCCTCCACGTCCATCGAGCGCCGCATGGTGTTGGTCGCAACCAGCGTCCCCCTGCCGGGGAACAGCCGCGCCTTCCGATTCGCGTACTTCTCCGAGAGCGATGGCCAGACAGCGCCGGTGAAGGGATCCTGCTCATTCTCGAACGCCTTCCGGCTGTCCTCAAGCATCTGCTTCGCCACGAGCTGCATGAACAGGATCGGCTTCTGTGCCTTGGTGATCGTGTCAGCCACGAACTTCATGGCCTCGTCGAGCGTGACCTTGATGTCGATCATCGAGCGATCCACCGGAACGGCGCGAGCAGGCGCTCCAGTTGCGTCGGTAACACTTCCTTGGCGACGACGCCAGCGGCGGATTCGACGATCTCCGTCCCTGGGTTGCGGTACATGAACGTCAGCAGGTGGAGGCAGAGCGCTTTGAGGGCGCCGTACTCCGCGCTTGCGGTGAGTGCCGCGGCATCGGTGGCCCCGTACCCCGCCACCCACTTCACGCGCAGGCCCGCTACACGGGCGCACTGCGACGGCCAGCCACCCGAACCGAGCGGCAGGATGAAACCGGGAGAGCCCGCCACCACGCGGAAGTCCGAGAGCGTCTGTGGGGTCTCGGTGCCGAGAACGTCGATGGCCCCGATCTCCGACACCGACACCAGCGGCTGCACTGGCGGAGAGATCATCGCGTTGCCCTGGTGGTCGTAGAGCTCGTGGGAGTCGTAATACCGTTCCCAGGTCTGATTGAGGAGCGCACGGTTCGAGAGCCGTTCGATGATCCGCACGACCGCGGGGATCAGCGCCGCAATCACGTCGTCGCGGAAAACGACATCACCGGGTAGGGTGAGCCACAACTTCGCCGCCGCCAGGTCGAACGGGGCGCTAGCCGGTTCGGCGGTGCGCCTCCAGGTGCTCATGCGGGCCGCTCGAATTCGTGCATGCTGATGAGTCGGTCGACGATCTCCGGCGGTGCCCAGCACAGGCGCCCGTCGAACGTGCAACCGGAGGCCGCGGTAACACCCGGCGGAGCGATCAATGCAGTGAGTCCCGCATGGGCCTCCGTGCCCGCTTTGATCTCCTCGGTGGGCGGGACCCGTTCGGGCTCCTTGCCCTTTTTCTTGTACTGCGGCATGAGTCCTCCAAAGCAATGGGGGGCCTCGCGGCCCCCCATCGTTACGCTGCGACTCGCCTTGCTAGGCGATGTTGATGTTGCCGATCGCGCCGAAGCAGAATGGCGCGTAGACCTTGATGGCTTCCTGCATGTAGGCGCCGTGCCAGAACGTCCGAGTGATCGGCGCCCAGTCCACCCGCCACAACCCGCCGAAGCTCTGCACCTCGACGCTGCGCTGCGAAGGGGTTCCCGGGATCGGGTAGTTCATCCGCGAGGCGAAAATCAGAGAGTCGGGCAGGTTGGGGTTGACGATGATGTCGACGATGTCCCCGGTGTAGGGGTTGACGACGCCCGTGACGCGCCCACCAAGCGCGATGCCGCCGCGCAGTTGGTCCGTGGTCACGATGAACATGGTGCGCGGGTTGGAGGCGGAGAACGCCAGAATCTCGAGCGCCTTGTACGTGTTCCCGCTCATGTGGAGCGCTTCGGGCGTGATCCCGTAGTTGTTGAACATGGACGCGAACAGGTCACAGAACTGGTCGACCCGCCCGTTGGTCATGGTGAGCGCCGCGTTGTCCATCGTCTTCCAGTAGGCGCTCGCATCGTTCATGGCCTGATAGAAGACGCCGGTCGGGGCGGTCGTTTCCTTCGAGTAGTCGGTGCCGACGGTGAGCGCGCTGATGACCTGCTCCGTTCCAGCAGCTTCCGATAGTTGCACGAACTTGTTGACGAACGTGATGGCCAACAGACGACGCGCCGAGTCGCC